AGTTTCGTCTGATAGACAAAATTTTATTTCCTGACTGTGCAACTGTAACCACATATGGAAGTTTGATTCCTGTTGGATTCCCATTAGCATCCATATCTTCGTAACCATCTAAATCTAAATTGGTATGTATTTCATACAATACGTATTGATCTTCTTGGCCATCTTTAGCAATTCCTTCTAATTCTAATTTTTTATCTTCTAATTTATTTTCTGTAACAGGTGGGTTGCCTAATTCTATATCTCTATAAAAACCAGATACTTGTTGTTTTCTTAATTCGTTTTCAGAAATTTTTATAACATGTACTACAGCTTCTGCATCTTCTAACGAGTTTGCAGAATAAGGCACAATTAAATCATCGGCTGGTACAAATTTTGACACGGCTCTACCAATAATATCGTCATAATAAACTTTTTTAAAAGTAGAGCCGGAGAGAGGGAGATAGAATAACATTTGATCAAACTCTGGTTCATATTCTTTCATTTGATCCATGATTTGATAATTCATAAAATCTTTAACACGCTTTGCTTGTTCTTCTTTTGGAACATTAACGTCCCCAAGAATTTGAGTTCTTACTGGTCCATCTGCTGGTAATAATTCTTTGTAAGCCTGCGCTTGAAATTGTGTAACGGCTTCAGCAAGCACAGGGTGATTAACACCACTTGCACCTCTAAAAGGTTCCGTTCGTCTTTCATATTTAAATCCTAAAAGTTCGAGTCCATTTCTATAAGTTTCTTCCCAATCACCACGAGACTCTTTGTATTCGTTATATTGTTCAACCATCTTAGAACCAAGTGGATCTAATATTTCGTCACCTAAACTTTCTGCTAAATTACCAAAGTGATCTTGAACTGGTTCTACTGCAGTTGGATCAAAAGAAACTTCTGCTCCACCCATTTCATCCATCGCAACTTCAACTGGTCCTGTCGGGGTATCAATAACCTCTGCTTGTTGTTTATTTTCAACTTCGATTATTTCTTCTTGTGGATTTTTAGATTGATTTGTATTTGGTAATGGTTTGTCTATTTCGGCCATTTTTCTTCCTATCTTTTTTTGAACAGAGTTTCAACACCTGCACCACTAATATCAGGTATTTCAATTACTGTCAAACTGACTTCACCACCATCAGCTTTTTTGTTTCTTTCTCTAATAATTTCGTTGTAAGCATCTATCATTCTTTGTCTTTTATTTTTGCCTCTACTCTTACCTATTTTTTTCATTGCCTCTGCTTTTCGCATTCTTTCAATTTCGTCTGCTCTAGCTATTGCACCCACAGATCCTAATCCTTCATCTTCCAAAGACTTAATTAATTGATCTCTTTTCATCATATCAGTGTATGCAAAAGCACCTCTATCAGGATCCACCAAACCTACATTTGCATTACCAGTGCTTAAATCTACTTCTACAAAAATGTCTGGTCTGTCTGGGTGAACATATTTTTTAGTTGTTAGGGTTGAATCAATTTCCTTTCCCTCTCCTACAACTCTTTTAATTACTAAATTAAAAAAATCCATGCCAGAGGTTGTAGCTTGTTCAATACCCTCACGAACTGCACTTGGTTTAAGTACGTTCAAATATTTTTGCATAGCTGGCGTTTTTGCCAATACTCCCAGTGCTTTAAAAAATCCTTGTTTATTCATCTTTGTTAAATAAGTTATATATCATACCCTCTTGATTTTGATAGTTTTTATATGCATCATATGCAGATAATCCAGTTCCTAATAATAACCCAGGGATACCTAAAAATCTAGAGGCACCTGCAATCATCCTTGGACTCATGCCTAATCTTAAAATTTGACTAGTTATTCCAGGTCTAGCTTTTCCTACATCACTTAAATTAAAATAGTTTCTTAAACCTTGTGCCATCGTTCTTTTTGGTGCATCTCTAATTACACCTGCACCTCTTGAAAAAGGCTCCATAAAAGCTAGTCCTAAAGTCGGTCCTAGTGGATCTGTTAAAATTTCTGTTGGTGTTTCCCCAGCATCTAGTCTGTTTGAAATATTTGCTGTTTCAAATAAACCAGTCATAGCTGGTGTTCCAATTGTAGTAAGCAAAGGTTTTAATGCACCAGTAATACCTAATGCAGATCTAACTTTACCTCTGCCAAGTTCTCTTGCAGCTTTGTAAGCTCGTGGCACTTCTTGTGCAGCGAATCCATAAGAAGTACCGGCAGTCACGGCTAGTGGATTGTCTTTGATGAAACTTAAAATTTGATTTTGACTCGCAGGTTGATCTGTTCTTTCATTAACAATCGCACCAATGTTTGAGTCGTATTTTATTGGTGTTCCTACTTCTGGTTTTTTAACTTCTGGTTGATTTGTTTCTCCAGCTTGAGCCAAGCTAGTCATTGCTGCCATTGTAGCAACACCACCAATAACACCAGTTGCAATTTTTCCAATACCAGGGATTTTTTGTAATCCTTTTAAAACTTTACTGGTTTTAGCAACATTAGTCCCTTTGTATTTATTAAATAGATTTACTCTATCAGCAACTGAAGTTGCTGTTTTAAATGCTCTATCTAATGGATTTGTAAAAGTTTCTACAGTTCCATCTGGAGCTGATGTAGTTTCAAAATTTTTCATAGCTGTTTGTAAAGTTTGTGTGATAGGATTTTTTAAATCTGATAGTCTAGGAGTTTGTGGATCTATAAAAATTCTACCTGTTTCAGTTTGTTCAAAACCTCCTAAATCATAACCTGTATTTTTTTTAAATTCATTTTGAATTTGTTTAACACTTTCTATTATTTCACTTTTTCTTTCTGGTCCAGATAATCTAAATTCATTAGCTAACCCTTTTACTCTTACATCAAATCTTCTTTTATAATCATTTAAATCATCTTTAATATATTGAATTCTCATAAAATTTTTTTTGTAATTTGGAAAATTTTTCATTAAAGATTTTATATCAGTATGATCGCCTGCTACTTTAAAATCAAAAGCCTGCATCGCCGATGCAGTATTTTCTAAAAGTTTAATTTCTTTTTGAGGTAAACCTAACATTCTAGCCATATGAGCATTACTCATTTGACCTGCTCTATCCGTAACAGCGATTAAATTTTTTTGAAATTCTCCTAGGTAATTAATTGGTGGTTTAATTGTTTTATATAATTTTGTTTCATATCTATCATCAGAAGAATTGGTATACAAAGCTCCAAGATTTCTAAGTCTTGAAACTATTTCATCAGCAGCTACTGCCTTTGTTTTTTTGGTTGCAGCTGCAAAATCATTTATTAATTTATCTAATTTAGTTCCTGCATCAATAGTTGGATCTAATATTAATTTTCTATTATTTTTTACTATTTTATCTAAAGCTTTTATTTCTGGAAATATTTTACCGTGTCTGGTTGTAATTTCTTTAGTAAGACCTAATCTAGCAATTGCATTTCTTACAAAATTAGCACTTATGTTTGTATCAGGATTTGTGCTATTAACTCCTTTTGCTATTTGAAAAGCGTTAGATATTTTAGGGTTTTGATTTATATATTTTTTAACCAATTGATCTTTAGGTCCTTGAGTTTGATCCGCCGGTAATATTTCTTTTATTTTTTTTTCTTTAACTAATTTATTTAAAATTTGTCTTACAGATTTAAGATCTACTTTTTTTCCATATTCTCCTGGTGTTATATTTTGAGGTGGTATTTTATTATCTTTAATTAAACTTAAAACAATTTCTCTAGGTCCTTTTGTTTTTGCAAGTTTAATAATTTCTTTTTCTAAGCCTGGTATATCCTCATACTTGGTTCCAGAAAAAACAAATCTACCATCAAAATTATCAAAAACTTTTTTAACAGATTGTTGTTGTAAATCAGCGGGTGCTTTTATTTTTTTTAAATAATCTTTTCTAGTGCTATTAATAACTACATTATCGCCAGGTTTAACTTTGTCAATTTCTTTTTGTAAAATTTTTTCTAATTCTTTTTCATTTCTTACCATTTTTACACGCGGATGATTAAGACCTGTATTAGCTCGATTAGCATATTGATTTTTTACAGAATATCTTTGATTGGTATTCAAAGACATAAAATCGTCAGGTCCTTTTTTAAAATTACCATTTTTATCAATAAATAAATAATCTTTATTTTTTGCGTACCATTTTTTTTGTGGGGCTGTTAAATCTTTTGCTGCTATTGGAGGTTGTTTTGTTTTTATCATCTCCTCGTATGTTAAATAATCTTTGCCTTCATCTAGATATTTAACAACAGTGTGATAATCAAATTTACCTCCTGTTTGAATTTCTTTTTTAGAAGGGAGTCTTTTATTTTTTTTCTTAAAGTCTCTAACAAATTTTTTAAGTCTGTTATAAACTGCGATCTCGTTAGGATAATTAGATCTAGGAAGTTGTGCCATTATCCCCTCCCTAGAGCGGACTTAATCTTTCCAATGATACGGCAAGTAGGTTCAAAGATAGCTCTATATATTCTGCCAAGCGGGTCTCGTTTTTTGCCTTTCATTATTTTAAACATATCAGCAGTTACGTGTCTGCCCATATG